CTACAATATAGTTAGAACTATGGCCAAACTCAAGCGAACCCTGGGATCCATGGTACCCAAACTTCGAGTGTCTGATGTCCTGCCGCTTAGGTCACTACTAGCTAGAGAGCTGGCTCCCTGCCCTCTCAGCCTCGGGCCCAAGGTCATCCGCCAGGTGGTCAATGGAGACTCCTGCCACCAGTTCGCTGAGGAGGCTGAGTTTGAGGACGGGGGGCCCTTCGAGCTATACTCAATCCAGCGGGAGATCTGGTACAGAGACAAGAGGCACAACTTGGTGGTAGGCCACTCCAACTCAGCCATTCCCCACCTCATCTCAGTCCAGAGCTTCCACCACAGGGCCAAGCACTGCAGGTCCTCAGTCTACTCCTGTGTGAACAAGTTTCAGTCCTGCGTCTCACATGAGAATCTGACCGTGGTCCTTGCGGGAATAGTCCTCGCGAGCAGCTTTAGCGTTCCCGGTTCCAGGGCGAATGGCCTACATGGCTACAACGTGTTCTATGAAGGCGGCTTCAAGATATCATTTTCGGAAGGGACGGGATACAGCTTCGTAGACCCCGTTCTTCTCTGCAACCTGGGCACAGGCATTCTGGACAACACGAGGAGGTTATCTGAGTCCTTCTCCACTGGAACCTCCTTGATGGCCAGGATCAGGAAACAGCTAGACCCCGTGGAGATGGTTCCCCAGTACTCGGAGAAGACCTTAGAATTCTTCCTGAACTCCGAGGACAGGAAGGGCCGTTCCTTGATGGACCATAGCAGGGCAGCCCAGAGCGCGTACGGATTCATCAAGGAGGAGGGCATGTCAGGGAAGAAGCCCGGTGCCGTCATGTCAGACGAGGAGCTGCGAGTCTGCTTGGAATCAGGACTCCCAGCGGACACTTGCGGGCTGCTAGAGAGGGACCACTTCATTCTTCCGAAGATAGAGACGAGAACCTTGCCAGCGTGCCCGGATGTCCTTCTAACGCCCGCGACCTTCAATGAGATGATCATCATGACTCCTCAGCGGGATGACCCAGGGGATCAGTGGTTCTTTGAATCTGACGACCTGGAAGTTCCCGGTGAGGTGTTCATGAACCTCGGAGATTACCAGGGGGACAAGGAGAAGCAAGGGAAGGAGAGGTGTGCCCACGCTCTGGCTCTGATGAAATTCTACGGGAGCTCGGACATGGCAACCGAGGTCATGCATAGGAAGCTCGCTCGGAAGTCTGACTTCTTTTGGTTCGGGGGAGAGCTTAGGTACACTCCGAGGATTCTGAACCCACTCAAAGGCCTCAGAGCGACGACCAGGATGAAGGGAGACTTGCTCACCGACGACTCTTTCTGGGTTATAGGGGTTCTCGATCCGGACCACGGGAGGATGAGGACCAAGAACAACAAGGAGTCGATGAATATACTAGCTCTCTGCAGAGACTATCAGGACCTGAGGTTCCGATCGAAGGTGGCGAGGGCGATCTTGAGCATGATGAAGTCGGAGTCGGCATTCTCTGTTCCTCACTGGGACTGCCAGCAGGTGAGAGCGGGCTTCAGAAACAAGGGGATGGTGGTCAGCGTGGAGACAGGCACGACAACAGTGAGCTTCTTCTACAGGAATGAGCTCTATAGGACCGAGCTTTGGAGGCACGCCGACATAGTCCAGTACACAGTCGCCCATCACCGCCTGGCAGCTATTGCCGCCTCTCTAGGCCCCAAGTTCACCAAGTTTCAAAAGGCTGAAATGATACGACTCTATGCTAGGCTCCTGAGCGAGAACTCCTGGGGTTTCTCAAGGTTTCTCAAGCCCTACAGGTACGTGGCCACTGGCTGCCTCCTCCGCTCTCCCAATGTATCAGGTCAAGTGAGGAAGCTCTGCGCAGAGGCCACCCCCGAAGTCACCAAGAAGCTGTCATACCAGCTGATCAGGCGAGCGTGCAGGGATGCCAGGATGGGCGTGACGCCTTTGTTCAAGCTCAGCTTCGAGGAGGTTGGCTGGGAAGCCTTCCTAATCGCCTTCAGCCCCTCCGAGACGTATGGTAGGCCCAGGCACCTGAGGACTGTGATCAAGGAGATCAAGGACGAGATTGATCTCTTCAACAGGTCTGACGAGGGGATGCGAGCCTTACACAGGTCCTTCGATGATCTCCTGGACTGCGATAACCTCATCCCAGCGTACCTGGACCACTTCAAACGGGTGCTAGACTTCGCTAAAACCTCTGATGGGAGATTCACCTCCAACCCTTCTGTCGCGGTCCTCCTGCATGAGGACTTGACGGCAACCATGGAGAAGGTCAACCCGAGAGAAGGTTTCTCCCCAAGCCTCGCCTCACTGATGACAGCCAAGGCTAGCACGGATCTAAGCTCATGCCCGTCCATAGCCGCCCTCACCATAGCGGAGCTCTCCAACCTGCTGGGCATGAGCACGGCACAAGAGATCACCGCCAAACTCATGGGCTCGGACGGGCTATTGGACCTGATGATGAGGGTCGCGGACAAGGCTCAGACCGGCGCAGACAGAGACGTCTCGATCCTCACCGCAGTCTTTAGAGTCATGCAGGCTGTCTCTGAGGCAACGTACGGAGAGATAGGGTCCAAGACTCCCGTGGATCTGATGTCAGTCAAGGATAAAAGGAAATTCTTCTTCGCAGAAGCAAGGGTGCACAGGATGGCTCAGGTCACATCCCTCTGGACCATAGACCAGACCAGATGGTGCGCGAACACAAGGACCTCTATCCTGGCCCTGACCCACTTGCCCTTTGTGCGCAGCCACCCAGAGCTGAAGGTCCCAGTCCTGTTGTCGTTCATCTCCGAAGGGAAGGGGTTCGAATCCCCCCTGCTGACAAGTGAGCTGTCCTCCTTCAACGACATGCATCTCGGATCACCAGGGATGCTTGGCGCCGGTCACATGGGACAAGGCATCGCAGGGAAGGGAAGCTCCGTGTTCCACGCACTCGGGGTCATGATGGATCAGAGGATGTTCAACCAGCGGCTGAAGAGGATGTTTGAGCCGTACCTAACCCTCCTGACCTTCAGATCCTCGAACGGCGTCACCTCGGACGACAGAGGCTCTATAAACTCAGCAGAGCTGGAGAGCGCAGCGGTCGCAGATGAGCACAACATCATCTCCATTGCAGCGAGGAACAGGCTCACGGAGGAGTTTAAGAAGGAGGAGGGCCTCAAGTTCACGGTGTGGAGGAAGA